GAGAAATCACCTCCCACTTGAGGGTTGAAGCCCTCAGGGATGGAGGTAACTGCATTCATAGAGAAATCACATCCCACTTGAGGGTTGAAGCCCTCAGGGATGGAGGTAACTGCATTCATAGAGAAATTTCCTTTTATCTCAGTGATTCCATAAAACTGATCTTGAGTGATTTTATGGTTTTCACAGAAATCCTTTTGTTCTTTTGTTGTTTTCATTGTTTTCATTATAAATTGAAATAGTGAATATTTAAACCCTCCTTAAGTCTGTAATTATCGCAGTTTGAAGCAATATTCAACTTATACCCCTCTTCAGATACCTCTTCAAATCTTTCAAAAGCTTTATCCTTATCAGTAAAATTTTCAAAGTCTTCCCAGACTTCATAAGAAATTTTTCTTTTCTGAATTACAATACTCATAACTTAAAATATTATCTCTGATTTATCTATGTCTACTCCCCAGAGTTCTTTCACTTTGTCGCAAAAACTATTAAACTCTTCTTCGTTCGACTTTCCATGAGTACACATCAAACATTGATCAGCACCATTTAACTGTTCTTCTAAGGTGGTGTGAATGTCCATACCAAAACGAATGTCGTAACGAGCTACCGTTTCTCCAGTAGAACAGTGAACCCACAACTTTTCATGAGCTTGACTATATTGAATTTCGTATGACTTATTCATCAAAGAATTTTTTAAATTCATTTTATATTAATTTTGAAGTCGATCAATCGCATTTGTAAATTAACAGACACACACTCTACCTCCACAACGTCACCAAGGGTCAATTTGTTACCATCTTTAGTCTCTGTTTTGAAATTTTCTTCATCTAAAGAGTAACCATCTTCATTCAAAACATCTTGAGGAATCAAACCTCTACATCCAGAGTTAGTAAGTTCTACATATATTCCCCATTTTTTAACATCAGTGATAACAGCCTCAAAACTTTGACCCATTTTATCACTGATCCACTCAGCTTGCTTATAAGCAACTGACTCACGCTGAGCTTTTACTGCATAAACTTCTTTTGTAGAGCAATGATTACATTTAGCGTCTAGCTTGGTCACTTTAATTTTTCTTGTCCCAGTTAACTTCTCATGAAGAAGTCTGTGAACCATAATGTCGGGATACCTTCTAATAGGCGAAGTAAAATGAGTATAGAACTCAAACCCCAAACCATAGTGTCCAATATTACGAGGAGTGTAATAAGCCTTGCTCATTGTTCTGACCAACAAAGTGCTAACCATCGCCTCCTCTGGCAAGCCCTTAAGTTCGTCCATAATCTTGTTTATAGACCTCTTAGTTGTATCCCCTCCAGAAACATCTAAGTCATATCCCATCTTTTCTAAAAAGACTTTCACCTCATACAACCTCTCTTCTGTTGGCTCATCGTGCGAACGATAAACAGAGTGTCTGTCTGATATAAATTTAGAAACCTTTTTATTTCCCATTAACATAAACTCTTCAATCAGCTGGTGAGCATCATGGGCATCATCGTACTCAATATCTATTACTGTTCCTTCATCATCCAAAATGAATTTAGGCTGTCTTGAATGAAACTCCAAAGCCTTCTTATCCATCCTTTCCTTACGAAGCACTTTTGCAATCTTGTCACAAATCCGAACCACTTTTGTCACAGAACCAGAGGTTCCATCACAACTCCCACTGTCGATCATATCTTGTGCTTGAGCATAAGTTAATCTAACTTTAGAACGAATCACAGTTCTTTTGAAATACTCATTTCTGATTTCTCCTTTATCGGAGATTTGACACATGAATGAGAAAGTAAATTTATCCTCATCTGGTCTCAAAGAGCAGACTCCATTGGATAAATTTCTTGGCAGCATTGGAATTACTCGATCCACTAAATAGATTGAAGTAGCTCTTTGATATGCTTCTTTATCAAGCTCTGAATTTGGTCTCACATAATGGGTTACATCAGCAATGTGAATTCCTAAATCATACCAACCATCAGAACCTTTAACTGGGACAAATGATATGGCATCATCGAAATCTCTTGCTGTCTCTGGGTCAATAGTAAAAGTAAACTGATCTCTTAAATCTAAACGCTTCTTAATTTCTTCTTTATCTAGATCAAAAGAAATTGCGTTGGCTTCAGCTAGAACTTCTTCTGGGAAATCTTCCTGAACGTTGAATTTACTTATAATAGACTGAATCTCAGCTTCATGTTCTCCACTCTTTCCAAATATATGAACGACATTTCCTTCTGGTCTTCTCTTCTTAGGGTTCCACTCAAGGAGTTCAACCTTAACTCGATCTCCATGTTCAACACCATTTTGGTATTCTCTTTTAACATGGAAGTCAGTGCCTCCGATGTCAGGGATAAAGAAACAAGTTTTCTGTCTTTTATCTATTGTACCAACTACTGTTTTATTGGTTCTTTCAGTTACAGCAATTACATTAGCGGAAAGCTTTGATCTATTTGGTTGACTAATTAATTCAACCCGAACCAAATCCTCATGAAGGGCTTGTCTTCTGTCTTTTTTGGAAATGTAGAACTTAAATCCGTCCTCACTTTTAAACAATCCTGAACCATTACCATTCTTGTGGTAAAAAGTTCCCTCCACTACATCTCCGTCAAAAAATTCTTTCATATCATATTTTTTCTTGCGCTTTTCTTAAAAGTCTTACGACATCCCAAGTATCTGATAAGGACACATGCGCACCATGTCCATTCAGCCCAGCCCTTGTCTTGCAAGTACTCATATCTGGCAACTCACTATCTTGACCCCAATTAACAAAGTAGTGGGCTGGTTCTATACCTGTATTATGCATTTTAATGTATTGATCAAAAGTTGGGAATCTTCCCAAAAACAATCTATCAAATACATCAAAAGATTTTCCTGCAACTGTAACTTTTATTTGCGATGCATTAGCATTCCACAATTTTGATCGATCTGTTTGACCAAAGTAATGTTGAACAAGAAAGTTATAAAAATTAGGGATTAACTCCTTTGGTTCAATGATCTTATTCTTTTGTTTAAAGACCTTCTTTTTTTGAGCCTCAGATTTGGGTATTTTGTAATACTCAGAAAGAGTTTTAATGATTCTAGTATTCTTCTCTAAAGCAATAGGGTGACCCTTGACTTCAGAATGATTGATTATGCAGGAAAATTTTGGGATATCCTCGTAGGAGAGTTTCCTATCAGTGTCTTCCACCATAGCTCCGAACTCCAATATAGAGTTTTTTTTATGGTTAGCACCAGTTGCCCCAATATCAATCGATACATACTTCATCGTCTTTTACATTTAATCTGTGACAAAGATAGGTAAAATTTTACTTGCGTTTAACTTTTGCATCGATTTTAATCGATAAGTCAGAATTATCAAAATAACCATACTTAGAAAACTGATCATATTCAACAGTCTTAATATTTTGAGAATCAGAACTCTCATTATGATGATCAGTTTTGTATTGTGTTTTAATTGCGAATTGTAATTCAGCATATTCCTTCTCAGGTGTAAGTTCTTTTTTTACCATGAAATTTCTAACCTGCCTTGTTGCTAAACACTTTGAAATCATATTACACAACTCAGCCTCCATATCTAACTCTGGAAGAAAAAATACAGAAGGAATTAAAACAGCACTAAGAATAACATCTGTCTCTTCGATAAGTGATTCAATGTTAATCATCGCCACAGCTTCTCTAGGAGAAATTTTGTTCTCTTCAAAAACTTTCTTCTCATCTGGAGACAACATTTTAAGAACCTCTTCAGAATTTATGTAAGAAAAGACCCCTTTCACGACTGGGAATATTATTATATCTAGCCTCTGAGAGCCTTGGGGTTATTTCTTTGAAATAAGTTCAGCTGTTTTTTCAAAGGCATAAGCTAATCTTTTTGCCACAGCTTCATCAATACCCTCTAAAAGACCTGAAGCTAACCAGTTTTCGTATACAGATTTTTTCTTATTCCTTTTCATTCTTTCTATTTCTTTTATCAAAAAACCAGTCCTGTAAAAACAACAAGAGCTGACAACTACACATTACAACAAACACTACCCACCAGTCATACATTAAACACAACAGAGATACGGCAAAAAATACTGTGGCGAGAATCCTTCTAATATCAGGAGGCATATTTTACTATATTTGCAACATATTTTTCACTAAAATTACCAAACACTTCAGCAGCATAATCAATAGCGTAATGATTATCAAATGGCGAATCCCATTCAGGAACTGATTCCATCCCATCTAAAATAACATTTTCATCTAAAGCGATCTTTATCTCATCCAATGAGAACCTTTTATCTAGAAGGTCTGAGAATATCTTCCTAAAAACTACAAAAGAATTATCTATAGTTTGTGTTGAATATTTTTCTTCATTTATAGATAGGCGCTTCCCTAGTGATTCAAGCAGTAAAGAAAGGTCAGTTCCGATCTCTTCTTCTAAACCCTCCAATAAACCTGAAGGCTTCCATGATTCATACGTTTCTTTTCTTGTCATTATTCTTTATCTTGATATATTTTTAAATAAAATCGGATCATAGCTTCAGCGCCATACCTCCAAGTTACATCATTGTTTGCCTCCTTATTAATACATACCGCATTATAGATTGAGAAACGTTGACGAACTCTAAAGCAATCTTCCTGATCATCATCCACCAACAAGTGAATACCTAGCTCATGAATCATATCTACCTTCCATTGACGGTTAGTGAAGTGAACTTTATCATGATCCAGACCTAATTCGTCAGCAACCTCATAAGCCTTCTGATACTCTAGCTTCTCTTCAATCCCAATACCTTTAAAACCTTTCTCGAATCTTCTAGTGATAATCCTGACATCGATCCCTCTTTCTTGTAATTCCAAAAAAAATTCTCTGACCGCTTTAAAATCAGCAGATGGTCTTCCGAAGAAATCTGTTTCTGAGATTGTACCGTCAAAATCAAATCCGACTTTAACCATTGTGCCAGCAATTTCTTCGCTTGTTAATTGAGAGAATAACACCGCTTCTTTCAGAGCATCTATTCTGGCTTGAAGCTCTTTTTCATCTACCTGTACGTTACCACTTTTGAAGTTGGCTACTTTTGGAAAGGCTGGGTTTTGATTTTTCTTACTGCTCATTGAAACAAATTATTAATATTTACGTTATAACAATTTAACAAGATAAGAAAACATGATGAAAGAATCAAGTCCAGCCCCAGAATTTTCAGTAAAACCTATGAATCTTGACCGAGTTAACACCATTCTTAGTAAACTGAAGTCTGCTCCGAGCGGAATACAGATGTCTTCTAAGAATGATTATCGGTTCGAAGTTGTTGAAGTAAAACACGACAATGAAACTGTAGATGGATTTTTAGTCCGTTGTGGATTCATTCGTCCAGATACATTGACTGGAGAAGTTGGTGAAGGTTTTGGGAGATGGAATCACTTGCCGAGAAACGCATCTATTAAAGCCGTTGTTATGACAGCTTATGTTGCTGTCAAACTTGTTGTTGAACATGAAATGATGGAAGCATTTGAATTTCTTGGAGTGAAAATTATCGATCCTCATAAAAGCTTGCCATCACTAGCTTTTCCAAATTACTTACCAAACGAATTCCTAGAACTCTAATGTCAGATCAAAGAGTTACATGCGAAACTGCTGAAATAGCAAAAGCAAAAGGGTTTGACGTTCAAACCTATGCTCATTGTTGGGTTAAAACTTTAGATGGAGATGTTATCCACAACTCTGAAAGAAGGGATATTCCTGAACACGACAGAGCAAAAACCTACTTGTTGCAACCAACTCAAACTGGTTTAACTAAATGGTTAAGAGAGGTTCATAGGATTGAATTGATACCTACTCACTATACAGCTGATTATTATACCTACAAAATATACAGAAGGGACGAAATTATCCATATTCTACTCTTAGGTGGAGTGAATGATCTTTTTGAAGAATTTGAGGATGCGTGGGAAAAAGGTCTACAAAAAGCGTTAAATTTAATCGAGATATGATAGAGGAAGAAGAGATAATTAAAATAGTACAAGACAACATCAAAAACAGTTCAATCTCTATTCATAAAAGGGACTTGAAACCAAAGAAATTAATCGATTCCCTTGATAATCAATTTATTTTCTTATCTTTGGAAGGCAAAATACTTAATCATCAACAGGTTTATGTTGGGGTTCAGAATTTAATAAGCAATAACTTGTTAGGGGAATCTGGCTACATGGAAGAGTTCATGATAAATGAAATCACCTTTGCAAACGATGTCCTTAAGAAATATACCCTAGAAGAAAGATGACAGAAATTATCCAAGAGCAAATTGAAAAAGTTTTGACTGGAATTGACTTTACTAAAATTAGAAAAGCAATGGAAGCCACTGACTGGGAATGGTCAAATCTTGAAAGAACTCCGAATGAGGAGGAACTAAGAGATGTGGCAGAAAAAATACTGAATCAATTAGCTTTCGGTGAAAAAAATTTCATCTCAATGGGTGGTTATGAAGCAACAAAAAGATTAGGTACTTTGGAATTGAAATTTGTCCTTGACAGATCAAGCCCATTAGGTGTCTTTACAAAAAATGGTTAGTCTTAACGAAATACGACAGGGTTTAATCCCTACTTGCTGTCGATTCTTTGGAATTGAAGCCGAACTCTTCCTTTCTAAGCGAAAGACAAAAGAAGTTGTTCGAGCTAGGCGATTCGTAATGGCGTATATTAAAGATTCTGAGGAAAATTTAGATGATTCTCAAATTGGAACAATCATCAACAGACACAGAACCACAGTCATTCACAACTTGAAAAAACACAACAGCTTTAAAGAGTTATACCCTGATTACAAAAAAGATTATATAAAATTCAAGAAATTCATTGATGAAAGTTTTGTGTTTTAAAAAATAGTTGTATATTTACAAATGTAAAGTTCGTTATTATTTTTTAGCGGAGACATTACCGAACGAGGGTTCACTACCCTCCGACTCCACCAAGGAAAACAAAAGTTTTCAATTTAAAATATGGGGTCGAACGGATTTGACGGAATGAGAAAGCCTTAAAAGAGAAGTTTACAAGCCCATTAAACGGCACAATTAACACAATTGCTGGTACTTTCACTCCAATGAGTGACGTAGCACAGCCTGTTGCTCTTGCAGCCTAACAGGTACGAATAATGAAGGGGAGCTATATGCTCCCCTTTTTTTATGCACAAAAATTAAAGTTACCAACTGATGTAACAATCCTCTAAAAAATACGTATACTGTTTGTAATAACACTAATTTAAAAAAAACGCAAACACATGAGGCAACTAAAGATTTCCGCACAAATCACAAACAGAGAGTCATTATCTTTCGAAAAGTATCTAACCGAAGTATCACAGATCGGTGCTACTATTACCGCAGAAGAAGAAGTCGAACTCGCAATAATTATCAAGACATCAGACGACCCTCAAGCTGCTGTAAACGCCGTGCAGAGATTATGTAGGGCAAACCTTCGTTTTGTTATTTCTGTTTCCAAGCAATACCAAGGACAAGGGTTACCTCTCAACGAACTTATTAATGAGGGCAACTACGGGATGGCAAAAGCTGCTTACAAATTCGATCACACTAGAGGTTTTAAATTCATTTCCTACGCTGTTTGGTGGATTCGACAATCTATCTTGCAAGCAATTGCTGAGAATGGACGCTCAATCAGGCTCCCTCTAAACAAAATCACAGAACTTAATAAAGTCAAGAAGATTCTATCTTCCATAGAACAGGATTTTGGCAGACCAGCTACCATCAGCGAGATCATTCGTGCCTACGCCAAAAATGAAGTTTATTCTAGCCTAAAAAAAGAAGGATTGGTAAGGCTCCCAACTGAACAAGAAATAGATGTAGCAGTAGGTGCTAGAGATTGGAAGGCTCTTACTGATTTAATTGAGCGACAATCTAAAAACGTTACTAGTTTAGATGAGTTTGCCAATAGTGAAGATAAGAGTTCCACTATCGGAGACTTGATGGCATCTAACGGATTCGAAGACATTAAGTCTCACCAAAATCACGAAGACTTAAAGATAATTTTAAGCAACGTCATGAAAAGACTTCCTGAAAGAGAGCATTATGTTCTAACAAGTTGTTTTGGAATTGATGGAAGACAAAAATCTTTAGAAGAAATTGGTGTCGAACTCGAACTCACTAAAGAAAGAGTTCGCCAACTAAGAGAGAAAGGATTAAGAAGAATAAGGGTTATAGATAGAGAGGGTCAGCTTAGCCAGTTTATTGACTAAGTTTTGCTTCTAAGCAAATAATGTTTATCTTTGGTGCGCATGAAAAAAGTGTTTAAATTAGGTTTAGATTTACATGGCGTTTCAGATCGAGCAACTGATTTTTTCTCTCTGATCACAAAACTTCTTGTGGATAATAATCACGAGGTTCACCTTATGACTGGTTCACATAGAGGAGAGAGATTAAATCAACAGCTTTCGGAAGCAGGAATAACCTATACACATCTTTTTTCTATCTCTGACTTTCTTTACAAAAGCGGAAACCCTGTTCGATATGATGAGAACAACAACCCTTGGTTTTCAGATGAAGAATGGAATGAAGCCAAATCAATCTACGCTAAAAGACAAAAATTAGATTTAACCCTAGATGATACTGAAGTATATGGTGAATATTTCGATTCACCATTTGCTTTCATTAAAATCGATATGAAAGATAAATGAGATACTTTTACAGATTAGGATCATATCCACCAGAATACAATGAACAGGAATCTAACGCATTAATGAAAGCTCGTTCACGAGAAAATAAAATTATTAATAATTTGGATGCCGAAAACTCAGATAAAACCATTCTTCTTCTTGCTCTTGTATCTAAACAAAAAAACCTTATCACCAATAGATATAGGAAACCAATTCCTGAAATTTTTAATCAATGTGGTAGAGACATTAGAACATTTAAACCCCCTAATTACTTTCAAGAAATAAATGAAAGTATGTTTAAGGACATTTCTAAACTAGAAAAAGCAATTAAAACTAATGAGGGTTTTATAAAATCGAACCTTGAAGGGTGGCACTTCCCTATATCTATTAAAGGCAACGCTGAAATAGGGTTGAAGAAAGTTTTTGATTTAGAAGAAGTTTTTATAAAGAAGGATACTTGATTTTTTCTTTCTTTGTACCTACTTTAGAGTATGAAGAAAGAGATTATTAAGAACCTACTAGAAGATTTGTACACAATCTACAATCCCGAACATCTAATATACATCGAAAAACTGGTTGACAAATACCATCAGATGCCTACCGAGGCAATTGAGATGGTATTGATCCGATACAATCACCCAAACTTCGATCACTATGATAAAGAAAAAGCTACGCCAGAATATATAGAGCAGCTGATTCAAGACTATGCAGTCGGCAACAGAACTCTTCAAGGTTTAGATATTCTATCTGATTCAGCCAAAAAAAAGCAACAAGAAGAAGATAAAAAAAGAATCCAAGAAGAAGAATATCAAAAAGCCATCTCCGAGAGAGAAGATGCTTCAAAGAGAGAAATCCAAAAAGAGAAAGATAATTTTCAAAGAGAGATTAATGAAATAAAAAAACTCAAAGAAGACATCTTAGAAAAAAAGGATGAAGAACCTAAAATTGTTGAAGTAGAAAAAGATTGGGAAAATGATCTTGATGTCTCGATTCAAGTTAACTACAAAGAAGAGGAATTAAATTTACCTAATTCCAAATATCTTTCCAAATTAGGTATTGGAGCCAGAATCGTGACATCAACAAAAAGCGGTAAAATTATTGGACTATCGATTAAAGATATTGTGTTCGACAACACAACAATTGATGTAATAGGGAAACCAAGTGTTATGATTTTTATTGATAAGGAATGAAAGGTCTAGTAACCAAAATAAAGAATCCCAAAAGGAAAAATGTCGTCCTCTTCTATCAAGAAAATCTTGAAAGAAATTTAAAACTACTAAGAGTAGAATGGGAACCAATGAGTGATGCTCAAAGAAAGTACATGGAACGCACTGAAAAGAATGTCTACTATGCACCCTTCTTTTTGGGTTATGCCGAAAACCCAACTCCAGAAGAACAGAAAAAGATTGATAAAATCATCTTGAGCGATAAGAAGAAAGAAATCAAAGATTTAAAAGACGCACAGAAAGAGCAGGAAGCGATGTTAGACGCTGTAGAGGCGCTATCTATCAAAGATAATAAAGAACCTCAGAAGCAATCTAAAAAGGCTGTTGTTGTCAAGAAAGAGGCTCCTGTCAAAAAGATCATTACGGTTAAGAAGCCAGCAGCTAGGAAAACGGCAATCAAAACGGCAATCAAAACGGCAATCAAAACACCAGTAAAGAAAGCTTCTACAAAGAAAACGGCAACAAAAAAGCCACCAGTTAAAAAACTAGTGGCAAAGAAGTCAGTTAAGAAAAAATTAGTTAAGAAAAAGTAGTTTCTTTAAGATGTTTTATTTTCAAATTATAACAATCATCTTTAAAAGTCCATTTCCCATTCCCATCTGGATCAACCTGTCCTTTTTTTCCAAAAATTGCTTGCTTGAAAAAAGTGGTCTTCTTCTTATACCCCAAAACATAAGCCGTCTTCTTATCTTCTGTGATTCTAACAAACACATAGAAATTACAATCCTGAGTTGTATTAAAAGCGGATATTGAGCAATTGTATTCCTCACTAGGTTTAACTGTGGTTCTTTTTGTTTTAACATCTACCTTATCTCCATCTATGATTAAATCATAATCATAATTATTGATAAACTCACAATCATAATGTTTGCTATAGATGTCGTTCACTACGACTTCCCCTAAAGCTCCATAGATGTTTCCCTTCCCTTTTGTGATAGAACCCCTCAGGGAAACATCTTGAAGGACTCCGTAGTGTTTTTCTGCACGTTCTATTTGTTCTTTTTTAATCTCAATTGTCAACATTAGTCGTTTATTAGTCAGTTTATTAGTTGTTTACACTTCTTCGCTCATTTCTGGAACTTGATAGGCTATTTTCTTTGATAAATCCCAATTGGTCTTAATAAAGTTTATTATATCTTCAGGATCAGCAGTTTCTGAGAAGGCTAGGTTTGGCCCGTGATTCTCCAAGTGGACAACCCAAACCCCATCAAAAATTTCTTTCATTCCAGAGAGGCAATTAAAGGAACACTCGTTCGACCCACATTCAAAAGCAGCTTGCTTTTTAACTGGGATTGAATCAGAAAAGTTTTCGGAAGGTGGGCAGTGAAAATGAATAATTGAATGAACCTTATCTTCTAGCTCATTGTAAATCATTTGTTGAGTATGCTCTCCGACAGAAGCTTTTCCTCCCATGACAGCAATATCGCCATCAGAAGCAATAAATATCTTTGACATCCCTTCCGATAAGACATTGTTGTGATTAACTTTCCTTACAGATGATATTCTTTGATAAGGCTTGTTTTGAACCACACAGCCAAAGTGTCCCGCAGTCCTTCCTTTAAATTCTTTGAAAACTCCATGTTTAATTAAACCACCCAACACAGGAATAAAGTTCTCTGGAATTAAATCTTCACTATCTAATTTTAGAGGATCAGCCTTTTGACCTTCAATCAAAGTGGTTCTATTAAAGGTCAAGTTCAATCGATTCAAAATCATCTCACACAATCCCTCAACAGCCTCTCCTCGATCATCATACTTATATGGATACTCCTCTGGGGTGATAACCATATTTTCTTTCCTGACTACATCATTGGCGAATACCAAGTTAGAACTAGTTCTTTTTAATTGAGCTAAACCTTTTTGATAAGTTTCAGAAAAAGGGATGTCAGCCGTAGCTTTAAAAGATACCAAAAAGATATCCTTTCTTTCACTTCTGATTGAGTCAATGATCTTTTCATCAGGAGTCAAATGCAAGCTCAAATGCAAAGAAGAATCAAACCTCTTTTTGAAATAACCGCCCACAGATATCTCTGACCAAAGTGTTTTGTTTATGTATGGATCAGGATCAATAAAATCAACAGAGTCTGCAACAAAATCTGCAACAGCTGAAGCCATGACGATGCACCTAGTGTCTTCTTGTGCTTTGAGATATTCAACCACCTTCCGAAGGTCACTGTTGCTTTCAATCCAATTAACCCCAGCAGCTTCACAAACTTCATGGTATCTTATTTGAAGACCAATTCTTTCATAAGATAAGAAGACGCTGAAAGCCATTGCGGTAGGCATTAAAACGACTTCGTACTCATCTTGGTCATCAAGGTATCTAAACATGTCAACCCCTACGCTACCGTAAGCTGGTGCGCAAACAGCGAAATGTGGTGCTACTTTATTAATTGTTCCTCCACAGAATATGTATATTTTCTTTTTCATTCTTTTGTAATAATTAGGTAAGCAAAAAACGGTAATTCACCTTGAAAATTCAACTCAAGACAATTGGCAACACGACTCTTTAAAAGGCTTCCTATTTCGTCTAAAGGTAAGTTGATTATCTCTTCAACAGAAAGATTCAGACTATCAACGACATCTATTCTCCCATTCCTCCTATCACCAAGAACAAACAGCTCTCTGGTGATCTTCTTTCCATCATTTTTTAGAACACAAGTTCTTATCGGTTGCTTGGTATTAATATCCCAGATAGTTTCTTCTATGGAGATGGTTTGAATCATGATATCTTTTTTGCAGTTGCGTAAGCTGGTGCGCAAACAGTGAAGTGCGGAGCTACTTTATTGATGGTTCCTCCGCAGAATATGTATATTTTCTTTTTCATTTCGTTATAATATCAAAGCTTATTATTTCTAAATCATCTCCCACCACGCCATCAACTACAGTACCCACAGCTCTCATTCCTATATCAAAATCTTTTAAAGATTTGACAATTCTTCCAGATGGGGTATCAAGAAATTCCACCTCTACCATTAAACGCCTTTTAAGGGGAATCCACTCTCCCGTCTTCTTAAGTATTTTCTTTTTCTTTCTTGGAACTCTCTCTTTTTTTAGAAAAACATCTTTAACTACATGAGATACATTCTGCAAAGAAACAACTTTAACTACATGAGATACATTCTGCAAAGAAACAACTCCTGTCTCTGGGTGATCCAACTCACCTACGGGCATTCCTGAATCTATTAACTTACGATATTCACTCGCCTTATCTTTAAGAGTTTCGTAAGAATAGGTTCTTCCGTTTTTGTTTGGTTGGTCAGCGTATATTTCGTGGACTTCTTTTTTCATTTTATCTTTTTTTTTGCAGTTGCGTAAGCTTGATTGGAATGGTAACCTCTTAATGAGATTCCGTAGTGATGCTCGAACTCATAAGTTCCAGCTGGAACTTCAATAATATCAGCATGATCTAAAACCCCGCCCATTTCAACGTATTTGTCTCGATCCATAATTGAATACCACCAAAGGTCAGTGCAAATGTATCCGACTTCTTTCAGGTCAGGATCGACTGGGTTTGTCCATTCATAGTCTTCTTCTTCCTCAGCTTCTGGATAGTCAGCAAACTCTTTCTTAAGTTCAGCTCCAATGCTTAAGAGATTTTCTTTTTCATTCCAAAACAAAACGGGGCAAGAATTGCCAACAAATCCGTGAGCCAATCCTTGCTCCGCATAAGATTCAGTAGTCTGGATCGTTCCTACAACTGTATTAATGTCAAAATCTTCGTCTTTGAAAGATTTTCCATCACCTATGCTTCTGAAGTCATTTCCTACTGCAAGAAAACCACTAGGAACTTCAAGGGTGAATTTCAAAGGAGGATATTCTTTTTGTCTAAAACATCCATCTACAATTTCGAAATCAGCGAAACGAGAATGTTTTTCGTTTAAAATTATACTGAACACTTCTTCACCTTGCTCTTGAGTTAAAACAGGATAAAAATAATTTATAAATTCTAGTGTATTTTGAGATTCGTCTTCAATTTTCTGACCTGATTTTTTTATTTTTTCTAGAACCTCTTCACCTTTCTTATTAAACTCTTTTAGAAAATCTGATATTTTAAATTCACTTCCAAGCTCTCTTCTGTAAGAGGTAATTTTTGTTTCGACATTATAAGATATGTCTTTGAGGCTAATTGTTTCTGTATCCATATATCAAAGATACAAAAAAAATAATACCCGAAACAATTATTTAAATTCTTTTAACTGATTTTGCTCTAGGCAGCAACCCTCACCATGACCTAAGTTTTTTAGGTTTTCATCTCTTCTTAAATTAGCTTTTGTTGTATATCCTATAAATTTAACAGAAGAATTTTCAGGGTCGATTATAGCAAGAGCATAAATATCTACATCAGGATTATCCTTTCTCGCGCAAAGAAGCTTTCCTGATTTATATCGAGTAGTTTTAATATCAAATCTCTTACCTTGAAGTAAACAGTCATAACTTCCGCTTCTTGGGCTAGAAATTAAATCAGGAAAAATGTTGTGCCACTTACAGAAAGCATACTCACCCATTAACCCGTCGATGTCTATATCAACACCACTTTGTTTTCCAATCTTCTTATCAACCACTCCCGACCCTCTAGCAACGAGGGTTCTTGTATTCGCTAAAATATTAATGGTTGCCATCTCAATGTCACTGAGCTTAATAGTCATGTTTGTCGTTTTATGTTTTAATTAAAACAAAGATACAAATAATTTACACAACAGCATAGATATAAATTAAAAGAAATATAGTAACAACAAAAGCATCCAAGTAACCCTGCTTGTTTGCGCTCCTCACAGAACAATCCTCATGGTCTCCATCAAAGGAAGGAACCCCACAAAATCTGCAATATCCTTTAGCTGTCTTTTTCATTTTTTTTATAAATAAACTTTGATTTTAGAAAAAGCAACTATATATTGTTGTATTACAAATGTATTACACACTTATTACAAACTTAAATTAATAATTACACTATGGAAAGCAGCTTAAAAGATGGGTGGAAAGTAGAAGAAGTTCACGGAAAAAAAATGCTTGCAATTTATGAACGTGGAGAAAGAATACAACTACACGACATAGATGATATTTCTGCAACTCTTTCATCGGAGTTAGAAACGAATATAATAGATAAAAAAAAGCACTTGGAAAGTTTTTCAAGTTTCTTAAAAAAAGTGAATTTCAATGAATTTGTAGCATGGAACTCGGAATATGCCTCAGCTTATGACTTCAATGATTCTGTTATGAGAAAAATGATAAATTCGTTTTATACAGAGAAATTCTTGCTCGTTGTCAAATCAAGACAAGTATATATGACGACTCTTCTTTGTTTGCACTCTATCTGGAAAGCTGCTGTTCATGGTGATAAGGTTCTTTATCTAACATCAAACCAAAATCAGGGTAGAGACATTGAAAAAATAATAGATCGACTAATGAACACTGATTCTGTCCTTGCAGCGATATCTCTTAAAAAATCTGGCAGACTACACGGAGGTAAATTTAACTTTCCCTCTAAAGGAACTATTAAAGTTCATAAAGCTGATGTTAAATCAGCAAGAGGAGAGGATATAGATTTATTAATATGGGACGAAGCGGGTTTTGCCTCTAACGGTTTTGATATAGTAGATTCTGTATTTCCAAATATGCAATTTAGCAAGAATGGTCAGATAATTATGGCTTCATCTCCTAGCGACAAAGATGAAGTGTTTTATAACATTTATGCTTCAAATAAAATATCCGAATACAACAATAATCTCAAAGTAAAAATCATAGACAAAACAGTTGCTAGAAATTATAAATTTAGAAAAGAAAATGTAATTCTGAAATTCAAAATCCCAGCCCTATCAGCTATTTCAAAATATAAAGTCGTTGCGCTCGATGATATATTCTATAGAGATGAAAAGATTGTGGATAAGTTTTCAGAATTACAAATCAATCAAAAATATAGAGACGACATCCAAACTGATTCAGAAATGGTTGACTTACTAGTTTCTATAAAGATACCAGAAACGGAAGACAACCCTTCTATGGTGAACAGTGGATTTAATTACGATATTACAAAATTCGGGATTGATTTTGCTCTGGTAGAATTGGGTTTCGAACAAGAAAATAAAGCAAAAATTATTGAAGTACCTTTCCATAAGGTCAATAATGGAGGTTTGAAAAAACAGATGCTGAACTCCTTCCCTGTAGGGAGTTTAGACAAACTATCTAGAGACGCAAAGGTTTTAGAAGAGTTATTCATTCCAGATAAAATTGGGGACGAAGGATATATGAAACGCCCTAGTGGGAAGATTATATTTGACCTAGATAGATTTCCTCAATTTCATGACCAACAAGGGATTCACCAAGAGATGAATTGCGAATTTAGAAAGATTCCTCTCAAGGTTTCAAATGAAAATAAAACTATTTCTATGAGAATGAATGGAGAGATGTTAGATAAAATCGATGAGAAAATAGATGAAATGTCAATCTTGACAAAGAGAGATGTTAGTTTTTCAGATTACCTTCGAGGTCTAATTAAAAAAGATTTGGATTAGAATAAATTTTTGCTTATATTTATTGAAACTAATATAAAAAAATTAATAGAATGTGTTGGATACTAATTGCAATTGCCATTATCACTTTAATCTGGGGAGTTAAGAAAAACTCGAAAGCAAAAGAAGCTAATGAAACTCTAGACTCGACTCTAAGTAGTCTTGAAGGGTTAAGAAAAGAAAATGCTCAAATTAGACTTGAGTTAGGAGCTTCAAAGGAAGCTCTTAGAGTAAAGGAACAATTAATTGCTCGTCTTGAAAAAGAGATTGAGGCTTGTGGTTGTAGAAAAACTAAACCTTTTATTCTTAAAGAAGGAGGGCTTGAAGAAAGTGAAGCTGCTCAAAGAACTGGACGTATGCCTTTCTTTAATGTGTTTGTTGGAGAAGATGGTAATTACCGTTGGAACTTCAAAGCCAAAAACAATAAGATCGTTGCTGATTCTGGAGAGGGTTATACAACCAAGCAGAATGTTGAAAAAGGAATGAGTACCTTGATCGATTCAATTAAGAATGAAGATTACAAGATTAAGTTCACAAAATTATAAGACAAAAAAAAGGGAACCAATTTGGTTCCCTTTTTTTTGTCTTATAATTGGATAAGGTCGTATTTCCTAGCTTTGTTTCCGCTTTTAATAACAGACATACCTTGTTGGACGATCTCTTGATAATCAGGTACGTGTTCGATCATAGGGGCTATCTTGTTTGCCATTGCCACAGACTGGAGGTCAAAGTAGTGTATATGACTCATTAAAGGAGTCACGCGATATCCTTGATTCATTCCTATCTTCCCAACGATCCCCAACATAATGCTTTCAATTAAAAGGCTTCTCTCATGGTATCCTTGACTGGCAATGAAATCGTAACAATGTTTCATATAATGGAATTCTGCATCGTTTCCAGAAAAATGACTCACACCCAAATACCCTCTATATTGAGTTAAGGTCGAGATATTCTCCATCGCTGAATTAAAAGAAACCCCCTTCTCTATTCCAAAGGTAATTAAAAGCTTTTCTATACCTTCTAACTGCTTTACAGCAGAAAGATTCATAGTAGAGTGGAGCATATCTCCACAACCTTCCTCATCACCACGCATTAAAGTTCTCATGCCAAATCCACAAAACAATATTGTGTCTGCGTCAGACTTTTCAATTATCTTCTGATAACACTCGGTCATAGAGGGAATTGACTGCTTCATAATAAGGTAGAAAGGAACTTGTTCTTGATAGGTCTCCTCGAACCATCTTGAAGCCATGCCAGAAGGGTAATGCTCCAAAGCTACTTTCATATTGGAACCAATCATGAAAAGTCTGTCCTTTAATAAGACTTTAGCTTCTGTCACTTCTGCAAGCTCTTCTAACTGAAGATTACTGAAGTTAACCATAGTTAACTCTTTGCCTTCAGCGGCTAGTTTATAATACAGAGGAAGGCAGGAGAGAATATCAAAGTCTCCACCTGCACCAACCAAAAGCACTTTTTGTGAGTTGGCTATACGATCCTCAAAATCTTTTGAAAAATTCATTATCTTAATTTTAGTCTTGTGTAATCTGATCAAAAATCCATGTCATCCCATTAACACCCTCTTCATACATTTTATTAATCGGCTCTCCTAACATTTGAGAATTTATGTAAACCTCTCCTTCCTCGTTGGTGATGGAAAAATTCACTTTTGCCTTCTTTGGAAGCAAACCTTCCCCTTCATAGTTAATTTGCTTAACCATCTCCTGAAAAATTTCCTCAATAGGAAGCACATCGTGAGGGAAGTCTTTGTTTAACTCACTTATGTCATTGATCATTTTCCCATCAAGAGTAGCTGAGGATTCAATCCCTAACTCTTCTTCAAGAATAATGATCTCAATTCTATCTTTATTCTGTATTCTTATATTCTCGTCCATTTCTCAATTTGTTTACAAGAACCATCGTCAAAAAAATCAAAAACCAAAGGCTCATTCACTGGTTGATAATTATCATTTAGGTTCGATGCATTAATATAGGTAATTCCTCCATAAATACCAACTCCTCTACTTGTATGTATATGGCCAAACACATGCGCCTTCAATTGTTTTAAATTAAAACCTCTTATCTTTAAATCAGCACAACCAACATTTTCCCCTTTAGGATTCACATCTAAATGACCAAACGGAGGACAGTGAGTTATCAATAACTCAACATCATCTGGGATCAAGCTCCAACAAGCCTCTAAAGGAAAACCTTTTCTGAGATTGAAAGCCCAGTCATAGAACTCAGGTTGATATGGAGAGCCATACATTTTAATTCCATTCACCACAAGAGATTCATTCTCTAGGTAAGTGACATTATCAGGGACAATATCTCTAGGATTAAGAGTTGTTATTCGGTTAAATCTTCTGCCTTTTTCGTATTTTTTTTTAGCTGATGGATCAAAGAAAATTTCATGATTACCAGCAACAACAACTTTATTTTGAATCGGCAAAGCAGAGTACCAATCAAAAAAATCGGTTACTTCATCCTCATATCCAAGCATGGTAAAATCCCCAGCATGAATTATTATATCACACTGGGGAATACCAAATATCTCCTCTATAGATTTATGCTTATTATGAGTATCAGATAAAAATGCTATTGTTGCTATTTTTCTCATGCTTCTTCAACAGACCAGCTGCCTTCTTTTACAAAATCATCAGCCTCTAAATCCATTTCCATATACAACTCTAAACCCTTCAGAATGATCTCGTTTATTGTTCCTTCATCTGGATTTCGATAACTGCCTTTTTCGTACTTTACTTTAATTATTAGCTCTTCCATTTTTTTTATATAATTTCGTCAACTACACCAAGCGATAAAGCCCCTTCAGAAGACATGTACCAATCAATTTTCTTTTCGTATATCTCTGTCAATTTCTTCTTCGATATCTTCGTCTTTTCAGTCGTGATATTCTCAAGAGTAGTCTGTAGTCTTCTTGTTTCCTCTAAACGCTCTTCCAAGTCTCTAGTTTTTCCAATTGCCCCACTAGACACCTGATGATACAAAGGCGTTGCTCTCCTGTATGCAAATCTTTTATGACCTGAAATTAGGAGAATAAACCCACAGCTCATAGCAGCTCCAGTTACATAAGTCCAAATAGGTGTTTTGGAATCCTCTATCACAGAGACTAGTCCCATACATTGATAAACCAGACCTCCATACGAATCAATTCGAATCTCAATAGGCTTAACAACATACTCTAACCCGTAAACAGGATAAAGCTTACTTAGAAGCTTGTCGTCTTCGTTAATCTCAATTATCTTCTCCGTCAATTCTGCAACGGACTTTTGAGTAAATTGTTCCGTAAAAAACAATTGTCCCTCTTTTGCTAATGGTATTGTTTCTGTCATTTTTTTTAGTTTGTATTAGTTTGTATTAGTTTTTTTAGTCTTCTGTATTATCGTCTTCTAGGTCTTCATTTCGCATCATCAATAACACTAAAACCGCAAAAAGACCAATTATTATTATTGTCATCATATCGCTATTATTATTAAAATTAAAATTGCCCAAAGGGTTAATTTACTCCAAGATATCCTGTATTTTACCCAAGAGTCAAACCCCTGTCCAATTATGCCATTATCCTCTCTGCTCTCTATCTCCATAAAAAGCCCTCTCATTATTTTTCTCATACTTCCTTAGATATATATTTCTCAGCGCCAAAAGGATCGTTTTTTTGGATAGCCCTTACAGCTGAAGATGAAATGTGTCCTAGAGTATTTTTACAAAGCAAGAACATCACTTTAATGTCGGGCTTAAAATCCCGAATGAAAGCTATCTGATTCTGTTCATACTGAAGATCAGCCCCATTCCTTAAGCCTCGAACCAAAGTAACATCAAAACCTTCTTCCTCAAGCTTATTTACGAAGTGATGTAAGAAGCCATTATAAGAAGCAACATTCATGCTTGGGTTATTATTTTTAATCTCTAACTCTCTAGCAAAGTCAACACTACTTTTTTCTGGATTCTTCCCCAAAGCCAACAGAATGTTTCCTTCACCAAAGACGCTTTCTGCTTGATCATAAATATCTCGGTGACCAATCGTAAAGGGGTCGAACGACCCTGCAAATACTGCTACTCTTTTCATAAACTCAAAGATACAAAAAAAAAGGGATACTTTCGCATCCCTTCTCTTTTTATTTAAAAGTATTTTATTAATTTCTGCCTGACCAAACTTTCCACGCTTCTTCAGATAAAGGTGAAGGCTCAAGTCCTGACTTCTTTCTAATAACATGATCGATAGCGCCATACTTTTTTGCTTCTTCCGCTCTCATCCAGTGATCTCTCTCACAATCATGAAATATTGTTTCAATGCTTTGACCAGTATGGTATGCAATAATCTCGTAAAGCTCAAACTTAAGCTTCTGAATTTCTCTATTGGTGTTCTCAATATCTGTTGCTTGACCACGAGCGCCCCCAAGAGGTTGATGCTGCATAAGTCTTGAGTACGGAAGCGCAAAACGCTTTTCTTTTGTTCCAGCAATAGCTAAAACATATCCCATAGAAGCAGCCATTCCAGTTGTGATAGTAGATACGTCACAATCAATCTCTTGCATGGTAGAATAGACTGAAAGACCATCATATACCGAACCGCCGGGTGAGTTAACATACATATTAACATCTTTGGTCTTATCCAGCTTCTCTAAATATAGAAGTTGAGACAAAACTATATTTGCAACTTGCGAATCGATTGCATGTCCCATAAAAATAATTCTATCCATCATCAAACGTGAGAAAACATCAAGAACCGCTATATTCTTTGGGTTTGTTTCAATTACGTTTGGAGTCATGCCCTCAAATCCGTCTTTGTGGGATATAATGTCATGAGCGCTATTCATCTCAAGACCTTTAAACTTCTCCATCCATTTAATGTAATCTTCAGCCTCAGAGGTTGTAACACCGATAATCGACTTAACGTGCTTTAGGTAATCATTCTTCATTTTTTGTATATGTTATTTGTAATAGTAAAACAATAAACTCTCTTTCTTTTCAACCATGTCAGCAATACTCACAGCATGCTTTAGGTTCTCTTTCATTTTTGGCACTTCATTCTCAAAGTGATGATACAAAAAAGTGCTAAGATTGTCACAATCCAAGTAATATGCGTGAGGAATAACTTTATGAGTTTCTTCCGTAAACTCATATGTACCTGCATCTTGGAATACAACCATTTTCTTTTCTTCTAAGAGCCTCTTATCTAGCTCTAGGAATTCAGTGACATCTACACCTAAATCTCCTGAAAACACCACCTTAAAATCAGCCTCAAGCAATGTAACAACAACACCTGAGGTAGGAAGTTTAGGAAAATGCAAACCAGTAGTGTCAAAACTCTCTAATTTAATAGAGGGGAAATCTATAGCAAAATATTCTTCCCAATAATGCTCTAAATCGAACAGCTCATACTCGTGATTACAAACAGTGATTAAGTATGCTGTTAATTGATGCCTAATTGATGGATGACATACAAGTTTTAATTTCTTCTTGTGAATAAACCAATTCTCATATATCAAAGTAGATAGTGATCCGATATGATCCTCATGAGTGTGAGTAATATACACCCAATCAATTTTATCAGTTAGCTCTCGTTCTCGAAGATCACTATAAACTAGCGACCCACAATCCAACAAAAGTCTTCTCCCGCTCTTATGGTCTCTAATAACAAAACTAGAGTTTCCTTCATTCGTAGCAAAAGCTCCTCCATAACCTATAGGAGTTATAGATGCAACACTCTTTCTACGAGAATCTAGATAAGAATCTAAACTGTTTGAAAAAGTGTCCGATGCTTTAGGGTTATCAATAAGGTAATGAATTTGCATAGCACAAAGGTAGTGTTTTTATCTTAACGAGCAATGCCTTTAGATAAAAGTTTATGAAAATAATCTGAAGAAACTCTATTGTGTTCATTTGGGCTTCCAACATTCATATGCATACCAAAATATGGACGACCCAGACCTAATTCAGACCTAATTTCCTGAAGTTCAACTCGATCTTCTTCCACTACAGGTAACCACCAATATGCGCCATCAGTACGAACATCAAGGCTGACATTCACACTGATGCGCTTCTTGTTGTATTTTTTCTTTACTTCTTTCCAAAGAGCATCAGATTCTTCACGAGAATCTCCAGCAATATCCCTAATGTGATCATTCAGGAAAGAAATATGCGCACCACGAAGCGTTTGGTTTAAAGGGAAGCCATACTGCCTCTTTATAAACCAAGCGTAGTAGTTGGTGAGTTCTTGACCACCATCAAGCATAACCATTGCGGTTCGCTTCCAAGACTTTTGCTCTTCGTGCTTATTTGTCCTGTTTTGTGGATCAAAAAGAATTTCACCCCAATATGTTATCGAGGTTGTTTCCATCTTATGCTTCTTCTAATTTTGCAAGCTTTGATTTGATAACCTGAGAAACAATCTTATTATCTGCTTTACCATTGTGGTCTTTAGTGAAAGCTCCCATCACCTTACCCATTTCTCTTGCAGATGAAGCTCCCGTAGAAATAATCAAATCAGAAACTATTGTTTCGATTTCCTCTTCACTCATTTGAGTTGGAAGATACTCTTGTAAGATAGCAACTTCTTGCCTTGATTGATCTGAATCAATCGTTGAAAGATTCTTCACCATTTTCTTCAAAGTCTCAAGAACAACTTTATCGCTTGGAGTTTCCTTAACTCCATCAACGATCCTTGGTTTGAAATTAGGGTTTCTATCGATCTCGCCAATAGTGGTGTCGATGATTCCCTTCCTTAAAGTGTTTTCAGCACTTTTATTTCTAAGAGCATTCATTTTGTCTGCTCTTAACTTTTCAATTAATGTTAATTCTTTCATTTTATTTTCTTTAAGTTTTATAAACTTCTTTAACTTATGCTTCTCCTTTTGGGTTCTGAAAGAAGTTCACTGCCAAATTTACAAATTTAAATTTAACTTCATCTTCTAATTCTGGCATTTTATCCTCTAGATAATCATGGAACCCTCTCTTCTTATATGAGACTGTTTCAACAATCTTTTGATTGTCATCAATCACCCAAGAAGCAATAGAGCCGTTTTGTTTGAATAAAAGGTCTTTTTGCTCTACTTCTTCTTGAAGAATGTGCTTCTTCAATTCCAAATAAAATTTATTTCCTTCTACTCCCATCATTCTTTGACCAATGATTTCGTTTTGATCATTGTTGATCTCCCGAATAACAACATCACCGTGTTTTTCCTCCATGAAAATGGTATTCTTAACCTCGATTCCATTATTCTTTTGCCACCTAGAGACTTCATCCATAAGATCGCTGTACTGACAAGCATCAACACCTTGAACTTGATAATCAGCAAACTCAGAAATGTCAACAATCAATTCATCGTGAGAGATGAATACAAAATCTTCATCTCGAATAAATATACCAGATGCCCCATTAAAATATTCCCAATCTTCAGGCGTATTCTCTTTAGGGATACCTTGTTTATTTAGGAAATTTCTAAGGCTCCAAATATAGTATTTTTGGAGCCTTTCCAACATCTTTGGATTAGTGTTTCCAAAGACATACTGTCGGAAGGATTTACTTCTAGCTAAAAACGGATGTATTCCTTGGTTAACTAGGTTCATTGACCAATCAGACGAAAACTCGTCTTCCTTATCAAACTTCTTAATCATAGAAAAATTTGCCTTGGTAAAATCTAAAGAGACACATACCTTGCCATACATTTGCTTTCTATGATCTCGGCTCTTAAACTCTTGTTTATCAAGTGCGTCAGAAAACCCTTCAGCTCTACTATAGGCTTTTGCCCCTTTAATAACTTCAATCAGTTTTGGTAAAGCAAAATCCATTTTATAAGAAACAACGCTTTTATACCCTGTTTCTTTTCGAACAAATTCAGAGTACTCGTTAAAAGCCTCAATGTCCTCATATACAGACTCATTCATACCAGAGCGATAAAGTAAATCGATGTAATAATCGAAACTCTCATACATAGGCACATTGATCTTAAAGAGTTTACAAAACTCTCTAATGTCAACCATATTTTCAATACTAGGTTTTTTTTCTACCATGTTGCTCGAAGTTATTTTCATTCTTCCTCTTCTGTTTCGTTGGCTTTGATAATATTGGCTTCACTTAGGTAATAAAAAATGTCACCGAAACTATCTTGAGATTCCAAAAAGTTTCGAACCTCTTCTAATGTAAACGTAGTTTCTTTGGGTTTTGTTTCACTCAGACAAACATAATCACAAGAATACTTTGCAACTACTTCATTTTCAAACTCATTCTCGAAAACAAATTCCAACCCATAGTCGAACCTGACTCCTTTGAAAGAAAAATCTTTCCATTCAAGCTCAAATTCTCCTTCGTACTCATTTTGACACTGCTCTTCAAGACACCGATCCTCAATTACATGATCCACCATCTCCTGAGATTCCAGAAGAGGTTTTAGTTCTTCAATAGAGCCAGCATAAGTGTCTGTGTGATTAACTGGGAAGGTTAGACCTCCCGATACCCAAAAGTCTTCCTTATCGACTTGTGAGAATAGTATTGCGTTTTTTTTCATTTCAATAACTATTAAGAATTAAATTCATTTTTGTAAAAGTACATTATTTTTGCGCTGTAAGATTTAAAGTTTTCGAATCTCTGAATTGACTTCAGACTAACTCCAATCTTGCCAGCCATCTCTTGTTGGGACATCTTTGTCCTACGGATAGCAGTTAATTCTTGGATTGAATAATTCCAATCAATATTGAAGTCTCCTGATACTCGCTCTGCCATTGTGTTTATTGTATAAGACAGATTTGTCGTATGCTATATCGATTTGTTATATGCAATGCTATGTTTGTACTTTGTATTAAGTTTCATCGTATCATTCTTTTTGTTTTATTTTTTTCCCACCACACTTAAAACCCTTCTAATTTATATGATTTAACAAATTTAACATTTTTCCCTTTGTTTTTCAAATTTATTTCGTGTTCATTTGGAAATGATAAATTTTGAATTATAGTTTGAATAACATCAATTTCGCTATGTGGAACTAATGCTTCAATAACATAGGGTTTAGTTTCATCATCCCAATTTTCATATCCAATAGACATTAACATATCACCATCTAAATTCCAATCGTATGGTGTCCAATGTTCACCTAATTCATCTTTTCTTATTACTTGTTTATTTTTAACACCTATAACTCTATATAATTTTGATGGGTTAGATAGATTCTTATAGTCAATTATTTTATCTTTAAAATCATCAAACGCATCTTCTTCATCATTATATCCCTCTGTCCCAAAAAAATCAAATATTTCTTTTATCTTATCATCATCAATATCATTAAAAGATGTTATAGATTTTAAAAATTCTTCTTTTCTTTGTTGGTATGGTTTCATACCTTTAAATGATGAATATGTATCTTGTTCATTCAAATATTCACATATAGTAGTTGCTATAAATTTTCGTAGTTCCATAATAATAAATACTTTATTCTATATATAAATTTTTCCCACCCACAAAAATAAAACAAAAAGGTTTAGTGATTCGTATCAAATTTAGTGGTATATTACCGCACAGCATATAACAAGGTGTATAAGAAAGTTTGCTATCAACATTATAGGTAATTTAAAAATTCATCTAAGCAAACCTTCTCATACACCCAATCGTTATGTGTAAGTGTTACATTTTGTTCACATTACTCCACACATCTTTCAATTGTTTATACTTACTAATATCATCTACAATAAATTCATTTTGGTCACCATCGTAATCACTACCTAAAAATGATAT